GTTCCTTAGTAGGTGATAACACCTGCTCCTCTACCAACTCATTTTCAAGTGAGAAAGTAGGGAACCCGTCATTTAACGCAGTGACTGCGGCCTGACTTTTCAGCAATGAAAAGAACAGATCTCGGTCTCTGTAGGCGATAAAGTCCATGAACTCCTTATCAAACCGATAAGCAGCCAGGACTTTCGATCTACTAACTGGTCCGATGTCAAAAGGATCTACGATCCGATTGATTGAAACACCATAGTTATTCGACAAGAACAACCTTAGGTCTTCAAAAGAGCCGATCTCCGGAGATCTGCCGCGGAATGCTGAATTACTCAGCAACCGTAGCATTTCTTCGGAAGACGCTTTACCGAGGGGTAATCCCTTTTCCTTCGCTTTCAGTAAATTCATTTTGATTTTACTAAAAGTTTTGGAATTATGCTCTAATGCAGAGTAATGCTCTCTCAAGAAATGAGATTGCATAAACTCTTTTATTAGAACAAAGAGATTACTTCTCTGAGACTCGCTCAGCGAATCTACTACCAACTTCGAAAGAAGTGGAGTAAGATCCAACGAGTCTTTAACCAGTCCAAACGCACCAGATAGCATATATAATATGTTAACTAGTTTGTTCTGAACCTCCCGAGGAAATGTTTTCATTTCCTCAGGCTTGGTTAAAAGTAATGGTCTAGCATCACCCCCTTTACCTATGAGATCTAAGACTAAGGCTGAGATTCCAGATCAATGATACTGGAATCCCATCACAGACTTAGGACCTATTGGTGAGAAGTCATGATCAGTAGAAAGCAGGTGTTTCGCGAATTCGCAGACACCTACTCTCGATACCAAGGATTTCGAGAGATTAATCTCTAATCCAAGGTCTGACATGATTGTAAGATAGTTATTTGCAACATCTTCATGTGCAATAATAACATCATCTCCCAGGATGGCATAGTCCTTGAACCATACTTTAAAACCAGATCTCCTTGCGGCGATTTGGACAATAAAGTGATGGCTCAAAGCCAGCATAGCTCAAGAAGACAGGGCTCCCATAGGCTGACCTACAGCATACTTCAAGGGTGTTTCCACTTTGGACTTTATGTCCTTGTAGATTCACTCTCGTTGTACGAGTAAGTTAGCCCAGGCTTCAGCAAATTCACGGTTTATAAATAAACTTAGTAAATCTGTTTGAAACTTTATGGGAAGCCTATCTGTTGCAGCGGAAAGATCAAAACTTGCAATGTAAGATTGATTATTCAATCTACTAAGTAAGTCTTGAACCGGACGCAACTGATCAAATGTACCATCTTGCTCAATCCGACCCAACAACTTAAATAATAAGTCGTGGAGAGGACGGAGCGCAGATTGCGTTCAAATGTCAGTTATAGCGAAGATTCTAACCTTCCCTGCTGCCTCAAGTTTCTCTGCTAAACGGCCTAACTTCAGAGGTGTGGACCCTGGTACTGCTACATTAGTAGTAGCCAGCTCTTCATCAAGTAATCTACCCAGTTTTAAACCTGTGTATTTGATTACTGTTCTTAGGTATCCCATCATCTCCGGCGAGTTTTGGAATGCTATAGCATCCAAGTACGCCTGTAAGATAGATGGTTTACCATTAGGACCTGCAGTATATAGAGGTAAGAGGTTTCCCGAAGGAGTGATGGCCGACTTTGGCTCTCTTCTCATAAATGAGAATCGAGTTTCAGCCGGTAACATCGCTTCAAGGTTTCCCTTAAAGCTCTCCTTGTAGACCAACTCAACTTCATCTGAAGGAAGAGTGTCTACTAACCCACTAAAGGGTTGCGTAATTGTTTCCAACTTACGCTTAGGAAGGGCAAACATTACCCTATATAGGCTTAACAGAGACAGGACAGCCTTAATTACCCTAGGATCTCTCTTCTCAATTAAGAGACGGAGAGGCCCTGGAACAATTAAAGGCAGTCCACGACGAGAGGCAACTCTAGCAGGACCCGAAGGTCCAGTAGACTCGCCAGCAACACTTTTACAGGTTAAGCGGAAACACTCTTTTAAATAGTGTACCGTAAAACCACCACCAGACTTGGATCATGTATACACGATCCTCTCTGATAGACGTAAAAGATCACTTCTGATATCTTTTAAAGAGAGAAGTCAGACTAGGGTCAGAGTGTAACTATACACAGAACCTTTTCTAAGGTAATGAGTAACGTTACGTTCTACCCTATTAATATGTTTGGAACGTGTAAGAGTTAAAACTCTTTTCATTTTCTAAATTGTATTAATGCAATAGTCTGCAACTCTTAATCTTTGGAAATTCCTTAGATTCTAAGATAGAGCCTCAATCACCACCCTTGGCAAGCCTAGTTCCCCCGGATAAGTACAGCTTTTAGAGCTTACTCTTTCGAGACACTCCTTTTACATCTGTAACTGTGAGGCTAGGCACCCTTAGCAAGGTGATTGCACTGTCTATTGTTGAATATTAGTCTAAGTATAAACCGCCCTGAGGTGGGACCCTTTCGGGTTTCCTCTCTGTTCGAGTTTGTACTGGATTATATTCCGCAACCTGACGACTGGCTGCCGGTGGTAAGTAAACCCTCCGGTTGGATTAACCAATCCATATTCTATAATATCTTTTGTGGAATATTATAGGACCTAATTCTCAAGGTCTTAGTCCTCTCTCCTAAAACTTGACATTGTCAGGCCAAGGAATAGGTCGCACTAACCGCAGGTTTAACCTGCTGGAGGCGAAGAGGTGGTAACGGACCGTTCCGGGTATAAACCCGGCATTTTGG